TTTTTTTTTCGTCTGTTATTTATCTAGAGAAAACGGCAAAGTCTGATTTTGAGCAGAAACCGTCACGATCAAGTGGCGGTTGGGCTAATATGGCTACGACTATAAGCGTGATGCGTTTGCATGCAAGTGGATGCACATGATGCGTTCGCATACCAATCTTCCTCTCTTCCTTCCTTCTTCTTCCCCCCTATAACCCCCTATTATTATCTATCTATCTCTCTATCTCCCTTCCATGAAATAGACAAGCTATTTCATGTCCCCACGCCAAGATGAAAGCTACACCGTTAGCCAACAGGGCAGACCGTAGGCGAGAACTGGCGTGAGATTCGGGCTGGTGGATGGTCTACGACTATTTCACATGGAGAATTAACTTCATTTTGCAGTCGGTTGGATATATAGAAATGTTGCATTAACTATTCATAGCGAAATACTATGGATTGAATATAATACCATAGCGAATTACTGGGAATTAAATCGAGCAGGGACAGACCGAATCGGATGGTACGAGTTATTATACGAAATAATCAGTGATTATCGGGGATAACTATATCTGTATACTATAATAAGTACGGTTGTTATACGAAATAGATATAACTAGCGGAAGAATAAATTATGCGAAATTGGAACGAGAGGTGATTTTTGGAGTGGTCGGATGACTTAGCGACTATCGCACCTCTCTTTTCCTAAAAGGCAAACGACTATTTCACACAAAAAATACACGACTATTTGACGATGGTTCGCAAGAAAACGCTACGACTATTACTCTACGACTATCAGCGGACAGTTCGCTGCTATACGATATATAGGACTTTCAAAAGCTAGTCGTCTGACGACTTTACGACTATTCCACGACTATTTTATTGGAGAAACTACGACTATTCCAGCCAGAGCGCTACGACTATTGCTGACCTCTATTAGCTATCGGGCGAAAGCCCGAAAATAAATACGGCGAGAGCCGCCAATGGTTCCGCGCCGCCCGGTGGACTGTCCCGCCGGGTGAATGGTGCTAGGCTGACCGGGTACGCCCTGACTGCTGACCGGTGCCAGATTGCAAGCCGCCGGGCTGGCATGGTCTGCGGTGTGCGCACCCTTGCACTCTTATATACCTTATTATAATAGTCGGCTGTGCTGACCTGTACAGCGTCCGGGCGTGGCGGTGGTATCTCTTGTATGCGCTGGAGGTGCTGCGGCGCTGTGATACGCTCCAACGTGGCGTAAGCTGCATTTTATCCGCTTGTGTCGGTCTGGTATCTGCGGCGGTAGAATGGGGCAAATTGCAGGAAAAGCGCCTGTAAAGCCATGTGCGCCGTTTTGTAGCGTGGGCGGTATAATTTGCATGGACGTGATAAAGGCCGCTATAAATGCTTGTGTGTGGCTCATGCGCCGCCGGGCAAAACAAAAGCCCTGCATCCTCAGCAGATGCAAGGCAAAAGAAAAGCCCCGCCACGTGGGCGGGGTGGAGATTATTTATTTTTTTCTTCAAGGTCTGCAAGGGCAGAGCAAAGCTCTTGCGCTTCATCCTCTGTTAGGTCGTATTCTGCGCGGAGCTGGTCAGCGTCTGCGCTTTTCCATCCTCCATCATACAGGGCGGCGGCACTGCTAGAAACGTCTTTTAACATGGTTTTCCCTCTTTTCCGGGCTTTTACCCTTTTTTACAGTATAGCATATCGCAAGCCCTAAAAACAGGACTTGCAAGAAATATTTTTGTCCTTTTGGGCTGGGGCGGGGTTGCTTTACGGTGCAGCCCCGCTAAAGTGTCCGGGCGGTATCACTTGGATGCCTTAAACAGCGCAGAGAAAAACCAGAAGAAAAACAGGATACAGGACAGAATCACAACTTGCACCCCCCAATGGCTGCATATTTGAGCGCAGATGCAAGATAGCTATACTTTTTAGGAGCGTGGGCGCTGTCCGTGTAAACGTACCAGTTGCGCACAGCGTCTTGTTTGACTGTGCAGCCATTGGCGGCTATAAACGTTACAACGGCATCATGTGCAAGATTTGGTTCTATTTGCCGATACTCTTGCAGAATGTGCGGCACCGTGTTGTTATGGGACGTATAAGACGGGCGGATGCCTGCAAAACGAATTTGCATAATCATGTTATAACCTCCATTATACCACGCTAAACCGCTTGTATGTGGTGCGCTTGCTGCACTCGGCGTAAATATCCGGGTGCGCTGCCTGTAAAAGCTTGCTATCAAGTCGGACGCTTTGCACGTCCTTGTAAATGGCCTTTGCAGTGCCCTGCACCATTTCCGGCGCACCGTGCATCATGTCGATGATTTCAGCCTTTACGGCATCATTCATTGCTTCTAATTCTTCAATCAATCGCTTGTTTTCGCGGTATGCGTTCACTTTTTCTTCAAACGTGGTCATTTTTTAGTCCTCCTTATTAGCTGTTGAAAAATGCGATCATAACGAGTGCGCCGGAGATCACGCCGCCGATGTACCAGAGGGCTGCCCACTGGGAAAAGTCCAAAGTGATCATACGTTGCACACCTCCCGAACAAATTTCATCTGCAAGCTGTGCAAGCGCGCCGCCAGCTCCTCGGCGTTCCACAAATCCCGGCGCATTTCCCGCGCCCGCTTTTCGTAGAGGCTGACCGTTTCGCGGTCGGGCTTGATGTTTCCAAAGGGACGGTACCCGGTGCAGATTGCAACGCCTGATGTAATCGGGTAAATATCTGCGTTCCATCCATACACGCCAGCAGTGTAGGCGGCGGGGTCGTCCATGCACAGCATATTTTGTGCGTCGCAATAGCTTATTTGAATAATGGTCGGGTATTGGGATTTGATATCCCGCATTGTTCTTTTTGCTTTCATGGTTTAGGCCTCCTTGCAATACAGGCCGTTTGTGCGGCAGATGGTGCGAATACGGTTGCAAGCCTGATACAGTGCGCGGGCCTGCACGTCAAGCCACGTTTCCCGGCTGTTGGGGTTGTTCATGCCGTTGTCGGTGCGCTTGAGTTCGGACGGGGTGCAGACGCGGGCGGCAATATCGGCATTGTAGCAGATGGAGCAGCCGCCGTTGCTGTACTGCTCCCAGCAGCTTGCACCGTTGAGCGCCCACCGCTCAAGCTCTTTGCCGTCAAGGGGCAGGCGTTCCACGTCATTTGCGCCCCACTGGATATCCTCCAGCAGGTCGAGAGCGTACAACGTGACGGCCTTATCCCATGCGCTGCGATCGTGGCGGGCGTTGAGTTCGGCGCGGATGGTATCAGAGAGTGCGGTGTAGTCGATGTTTTTTTTCATGGTTTTTGTCCTCCTGTTTTGTAACGGTATTTGGTAGGTGTTACGCTTTCTTGCGTCTGATTATATTATACGCTTTCTTGCGTAAATGTCAATAGGTATTTACGCTTTTTTGCGTATTTATTTTTTTGGTTTTGGGCTGTCCGATTTTGCACAGTTTCGGACACACTGCGCAGGCACTTCAGCCCCGCCGCCGTCCCGATCTGCCCGGCGTGGTATGTCTGGTATTGGGTGCAGACGGGTGCAGCGCGTCCAGCGTTCGGGCGTGTGTGTCGTTCCTTGCGTGGCCTGCGCTGCTGCCTGCGCTGTGCAGTCCGTCCGGGTGTGCTGGGGCCTGGGTCTCCACCTCTGGGGTATATGGGGCGAGCCGGGGGTGGGGTGGTCGACACCTCGCGTAGAAAAAATTCAAAAAAGGCGCTTTCCCTGCTTACCCGCCCCCTCTTTTCCGCATAAATCACCCCCACCCCATTTCCAATCTCAAAATTTTCCGCAAAAACAAAAAGACCCCTACAAAGGGTCTGTGTTCTGTGCTATACTTGCCTTACAAGCCTTGAAAGGGAGGAATCTACAATGGCTAAAAGTAAAATGACAACGTGCAAGCACTGTGGCGCAGAGATTGCCGCAAGTGCAAAGGCCTGCCCTCAGTGTGGCGGTAAGAACAAGCCGCCCATCTACAAGCGCTGGTGGTTTATCACCATCGTTGTTTTGATTGTCTTGTCTGCTATTGGTGGCTCTAGCGATAGCGGCAAGAAGGGCTTTGAAGAGGGCTACAAGGACGCTACATCTGACAAGGCAAGTGCATCGACCGCTTCTTCCGTTGCATCTGTTGTGCCTGAGATCAGCGAGGACGATTACAAGGCAGAGTGCCAGACTGTGGACTATAAGGAGCTGTGCCGCTATCCTGAAAAGTATGAAGGTACTAAGATTGCAGTCAAGGTAAAGGTCTCGCAGATTATTGACGCAAACTTCTCCGGTAGCGAAAAAGCATGGAGAACCTACACGGACAATAGCGGATACGGCTTCTATGCCGATGACGAGTATTATATGCTGGATAAGCGCGGTGGCGATGCCGTGAAGATTCTGGAAGATGACATTATCAACGTTTATGGTGAGTTTACCGGGCTTGAGAAAATCACCAGAGCATTGACCAGCACCACTGATGAACTGCCCCGCATCGAAGTCAAGTACGCAGACCTTGTGGATGAATAAAGAAGGGCCATAAAGATGAAAAAGAAGATTGTTTCGGCTATCATTGCCGCAGCTTTGATTTTTACTATGCCTATCAGTGCAATTGCGGCAAAAAAGCCTGATGAATGGTCTGGACTTATTGAACTTGAGCAGACCAATGCAACGCAGTATGAACCGTTAGGCATTAAGAATCATGGGTCTTATGCGTGGCGTGACGGTAGCACGATTTATATTTCTTATGCTCTTGAAATCGAGAATACCAACAAAAATCTTGCGGTTTGGTTTCCACATATTGAAATTGCAGTCGTTGCAGAGGATGGCTCCGTAATTAAAACAGACGATGAATATTTGGACTGGGTTGCGGAAGATGATTCCTACTGGTATGCCGGATACTTCACATACGAGTATGACGGTACTATCCCTGCTGGTATCGAAATGGCTGTTTCGGCTCAGGACTATAATTATCAGCCGAGCGCAGGAAAAGAAGTTTTAAGAGCAGGTGAGTTGGCTGTTACCAATACTTCAAAGCGTGGTAGTGGCTATGAGACAAGATTCACCGGAAAAGTGACAAACAACAGCGCATACAAGACAAACGCAAAGGTCATCGTTCTGTATAAGATGAAAGACGAGAGCGGAGAAGAAGTTCCCGTGTGCGGAGATATTGATTATGTCTTAGACATCCAACCTGGCGAGACAAAGAACTTTGAGATTCATCCCTATTCTGGACTTTCCAATTATTCTTCGTGGGAAATCGTAGCGATTCAAATGTAATACAAAAAGCCAGCGGCTAGATGCTCTCTAACCACTGGCTTTTCTTATTGGCTGTTATACGCTTCTACGGATGCTTGCATAGAGCAGACGGAACGTCTCACGGCCTTTCGGTGTTACTCTGGTCTGTACGCCACCGTGCTTGTTCTTCTGGTTGCAGTATTCCTTGACCGCAAACAGGCCATCGCCCTTGCCTGCTTTCGGCAGGATGCCCTTGTTCTTGTCGCGGTAGATGTAACCGTCAGAAATAAGCATCTTGATGAACAGGCGTTCAGGGATACGCAGTTCCTTTGCAGTCGAGCGGAAATTGGTAGACACGTTCCACGCCACGAGGTCGTCAAAGTAGTCCGCTTTAGGCTGCATCTCCTCGTTCTTCTCACAGAGCTGCTTGTTCTGCGTCTGCAACGCTGCGTTCTTTTCCTTTTCAGCTTTCATGTTCTGAATCAGCCCGATCACGAAGTCCGGGTTGGCAATAGCCGTCTCCAACAGGTTGTCGGTCATGTACATCCCATGCTTGCGGATGGACGGAAGAACTTCGTGAGTGACCCAGTGCTTGAACCGCTGTGCGCTTTCCAGCTTGCTGCTAAAAATCAGACTGTACAGGCCGGATTCGTTGATGATGGTTGCTTGCTGTTCGCCGGAGGGGGTGGTGATTCGCCACCCCCTTTTGTCTTGCTCATCAACGTGCGCTTTGAGCGCGTTGATAGTGTCTTTGTACCCAAGTGCTGCGGCAATGTCCTTGCCAACAAACCAAGGGTCATCGTCAATGAGCATGACACGGATTTCGCCAAACTCGGCGTTGTTGAAGATTTTGATGTTCTCAGACAAAGAAAGTTGCATTAAAAAGCTCCTTTTCACTTGTGAGAGAAGCAATTTTCTGCTATAATAACGGCGAGAGAATGCTTCTCTCAGGGTTTACATGATACGTTCGCTAAAGTTTGCCGACAGCAGCGAGCGTATCATTTTTCGTTTTCATTGGTAGAATCCATCGGATGCAGCGTAAAGAACGCTTCACGGAACGCAGCAGAGATGGAGACCCGGTTCTTGATGCAGTATTCCTGCAAGCTCGCAAACTGTCGCTCCGTCACGCTGATGGTAACGGTGTGACCGTAACGCTCTGCGTAAGGACTACTCATACATATTCACCCCCTTTCGTTTTGCTGTGCAATAAGTGTAACTGCAAAATATCTGAATGTCAATCAAAAATACACTAGATATTGTGTTCGCTAGTGTTGGCATCAGATTTTGCCGTTCTTATTGGCTGCTCCCGCTTCGTACCCTGCCCGGTAGTTCAGTTCGGACAGCTTACCCAGCGCTTCTGCGTACTCTCTATCCTCACTGGTCGGCTCTTTGCCGTGGGCGAGGGTTTTCAGAAATTCTTCGGTTTTCGTTGGAAAGTTCATGTTTTTTGCTCCTAACTCTTGCGGAGAGCGGCCCTTTTTGGTATAATAGATTCCGAAAAGGGAGACTGCCCCCTTGGTGGTTGCAGTACCTTCTTTTTGTAACGGATAAGCTATCAGCTAAACTTTGGTAGGTGGGTGCTGATAGCTTATTTTTTTATGCGTTCTGCAACGTTGAAGATTAGATCAATACCCATTCTTACAACATCACTCTTGGTTCCATCCAGAGCGTTAGCGCAAAATGTGATTTTTTCGATATCCTCTTCGCTAAGTCTGAACGAAACCATACGCATAGATTCGTTTTTAGATGGCTCTGCTGCTTTCTGCAACTTCATCACCTCGCTTTGTTGCTGGTGATAGTATATACCAGATATTGAACACTTGTCAATATGGAAATTTGAATAAAATATACTTTACAGATTCAGAATGGCTGAAAAATAAAGCGTATACACGTTTTAGTGTAAAATGATTAACGTTCTTATACTACTATACTCTGTATTTACAGAGTATAGTATATTTATATATACGGCAAGATGAAATTTCTCTCTTGACAGCTTACGCTAGAAAGCGTATAATGATACTAAAGAAAGAGAGGAACGAAAAATGGCTGCAACGAATAACAAGGTGAACTCAAGCGAAATTCTTCGTGACATAATGAAGAACCAGCATAAAACATACGAATATCTCCGGGAAAAGCTTGATTACAAAACCATTTCCAGCGCATCTTCTCGTGTCCTCGCTGATGACATGAAATTATCTACGATGGTTCAAATTCTTGATGTTTTCGGTTACAGACTGGTTGTAGAACCCGCGAATGGGAAACTCACTCGTGCTGGCTGCTATGAAGTAGTGGAGGAAAAGGACGGTGAACCTGAATGATTTACGGTTACGCTCGTGTCAGTTCCGCTGGACAGGCGATTGACGGCAACAGCCTTGAATCACAGGAAGAAGCCCTCAAGGCCGCTGGCGCAACTAAGATTTTCAAAGAGGTATATACTGGAACTAAAATGGAACGCAAGGAACTGGACAAGCTAGAAGCGGAAGTCCAGAGCGGCGATACAATCGTTGTGACAAAGCTAGATCGTGTTGCCAGAAGCCTTGTTGGTGGGTATGAACTGATTGATTCATGGATTGAAAAAGGAATCCGAGTGAACGTGCTGAATCTTGGTGTAATGGACAACACCCCTGCTAGTAGGGCTATGAGAGGTATGTTCCTTGTGTTTGCTCAGTTTGAGCGCGACATGATTGTTGAACGCACCAAAGAGGGCAAGAAGATTGCCAGTCAGCGCCCCGATTACAGGGAAGGCCGCAAGCCCACCGAGTATGACCGCAACCTCTTTGACGTTCTCCACGAGCAGGTGGAGAAGCGCATTCTCACGGTCACGGATGCTGCCAAACAGCTTGGCGTGACCCGCCAGACATGGTATCGGATTGCTGAACAGAGAAAGGCTGGATAATATGCAGGGAGAAGAACTGATTGTTAAGAACGGAAGCATCACACTGCGGTCTATGCTTGACTTTGGTGGATTCCTTGAAATCAAGAGGTTCTTGGAAGCCTGTCATTCGGAAAACTGCACCGTTACCTTTGCAAATGAGGAAATTGTCATTTTCCCGAATGAATACGATGCTGCTAAAGATGCTCTCGTCTTTATTTACGGTACACTGGCAGAAAGACACAGTATTATCGAAAAGTATCTTCGTTACAAGTTAATGCTTGGGGATGAAGAACCGAAGCCTACTTTATATAACCAGTGAAAGGAGTAGCTCATGGACAACTTTAATGCCATTTACAAGATTCTCAAACTGCTGGATAAGCACAAGGGCGATGAAGAATTTGACTATGAGCTTATCTCTGCAAAAGCAATGAAGATGAAGGTTTC